CATTAATGTATAATGACGGCGCATATGATGATGAACTGCCAACTAAAAAATGGAAAAGTAATTCACTTAACGCATATGCAAAAATGTATATAGGAGAACCAGAATGAAAAAATTAGAATTAAGACAACTAATAAAAGAAGAGCTAAACGAAGCAGAAGATCAATATAGAAAAGATATACTTCGAAAATTAGAAGATGCAGAAACATATCTTGGATATGTAAAACAAACTGAAGGATTTCAAGAATTTGGTCGTGAAGCTTCAATGCTTCAAATTGGTGTTTCAAAATTGCGCAAAAAATTAAAAAATGTTGATACGAGGACCAGATAATGAAAAAATTAGAATTAAGACAAATGATACAAGAAGAAATACAAAAACTAAAAGAAGGTCATTCAAGTTGGATTGGTCCGATGGATGGTGTATCTAATCAGCAAAAAGCATTAAAGAAAGCACAAGAAGAAATTGATAATGATGAAAAATATGGCGGCGATTTAGAAAGATTTAGAGGTGTAAAATTTGTAGGTAATACATCAGAAGACCGATTAGAAAGATTATCAGATAAATATGAAGATGATTATACGGTAGTAGGAATAGTTGACGGCGAATTTTGGTCAGCATCAACATTTAGAACATAAAAAAATAAAATGGAAAAAAGTAATTTAAGAAGAGTGAAGAAAATTTTAGATGGTGATTATACTGCTAAGATAAATACTTCAATAGGTTATAATGTTGTAGAAGAAAAACATGTCGAAGGAGATGTTTGGGAAGAGGATGGAAAAGAATGGACCGTTAAAAATGGTATAAGGCAAACGATTACACGACTTCATGAAGTGCGAAAGATGGTAAATATGCCTTTAACTTGTCCAAATTGTGGTAATATAATGCGGAAACGTCTCGACAAAAAGTTTTGGAATATGAGGCAAGTTTGTTTTGATTGCGCTATTGAAGAAGATAATAAAATGATTATTAACGGAACTTTTAAGAAGTTTGAAAAGAAAACAATAATAAATAACATGAATTCGTTTTTAGATCATGTTCGTGAATTTGCACATGATTATATAGAACAATCCGATTCAAAACATTATGTGACTGAAGCAGGAGATGTTGAAGATTGGGCGAATGCATATACAAAAGAAGAATTAAAAGAAATTTTTAATAAACAAATTGAAGATTTCAAAATATATATGGAGACACAAAATGATAACAAATAGTGGAGTAATACAACGCTTAAGAGAAAGTGAAGATTACAAAGATTTTTTTAGAAATGCCTTAGCAGACTTTGGCGAAAAATTTGGTAGTGAAGATATAGGTAATTGGGATGAAGACCAAAAATCTGAGTTCTTCTCACACATTGAAAAAGAATGGACTCAAGAAGATCCTGAAACTGACGATGGTGATATAGAAGAAGTTTGTGATGATGAAGAAAAAAAACTTCGCCAAGCAATTCGTAAGGAAATAGCTTCAGCTTTAAGGAGCTAATATGGAATTGAGAGATTTAATACGAGAAGAAATACAAGTTATTCTTTTAGAAAAAACTGATGTTGATATTGATAAACTTTCAAAGAAACGAAAAGATCTTGATAGCAAATTGAAATCACATAAAGATAAGTTCAAAAATACTAAAGAAAAAACTAAAGCTTTTATGGATGATTATATCTCAACCTATAAACAATTACAAAAAGATATCGAACAAAATGTAAAGGAATATAGAATAGCTTTAACAGATTTTGAAAAGATATTAAGAAACACATCAATTTCAATGGCTGATGTTTAATGGAGTAATATGAAAAAATCAGAACTACAACAAATTATTCGTGAAGAAATAAAACTCCTTACAGAAGATGTAATAGATGAAAAAATGTTTGATAAATTTGTTGTTGCATTAACCAAAAAGAAAGTAGGAGCTACGGTTAAATTTATAGAAAGCAAACGAGAGCAAATTTATGTAGAATTAGGTTTTGATTATCCTAATAGATTATTTGATAAAGTTTGGGATGTAGCAAATAGTTTAGGTATTGCAAATCAAATATCAATTTGTGCTGATAGTGCTGGCGGTAATATTAAGAAAAAAGTTAGAATTAATAGTGGACCTAAACGGTGGTAATGAGGAAAAGTAATGAAAAAATCAGAACTAAGAAATATAATTAATAGTGGACCTAATGAGGAAAAGTAATGAAAAAATCAGAACTAAGAAATATAATAAAAGAAGAAATTCAAAAGATACAAGAAGGTGCCGATCTCATTTTATTACAATCCATAAATAAAATGATAGACGAATATTCTGGTTATTTATATCCTGCTCCTGGAAAGACTAATTGGATGGATTCTGAAATAGAACCAGGAACAACTGAATATAAAAAGTTAATGTCTAAATTATCTTCAAAAGATAAACAAATAGTAAAATCATTAAATTTAAGGTAATGATATGAAAAAATCAGAACTAAGACAAATTATACGAGAAGAAAAGCTGATGAATGGGATGGTGACATAGCCGCTAAATATTATAAAATATATGAGTAATAATGTAAAAGACATAATAAAACAAGAGTATGCAAAATGTTTAGCAGATCCAGTCTATTTTATAAAGAAATATTGTTGGATACAACATCCTACTCAAGGACGAATAAAATTTAATTTATATCCGTTTCAAGAGCGCATGCTTCCAGCATTCGAATCACATAACAGAGTTATTATCTTAAAGTCAAGACAATTAGGTATATCAACTTTAACTGCGGCATATTCATTATGGAATGCAATATTTTTTAATGATAAGAATATCTTAGTGATTGCTACAAAACAAAAAGTAGCTTCCAATATGATTACTAAAGTGCGTGAAATGTATAAGCATTTACCAACATGGCTAAAAGCTCAACAAGAACCAGAAAAAAATAATTCATTATCAATAAGATTTGCAAACGGATCTCAAATAGCATCAGAATCAAGCACGGGTGATGTAGGACGGTCTGAGTCATTAAGTTTGTTAGTTATTGATGAAGCAGCATTTATTGCAGGATTTGACGAAAAATGGGCTTCTGTTCAACAAACATTAGCAACTGGAGGTAAATGTATAATTTTATCTACCCCTAATGGCATGGGTAATTTCTTCCATAAAACTTGGACAGCAGCAGAAACAGGTGAAAATTCATTCTTTCCAATTAAATTACACTGGACGGTTCATCCTGATAGGGATCAAGAATGGCGTGATGGACAAGATGGCGAATTAGGTCCTAAATTGGCAGCACAAGAATGTATTTCTGGTGATAGCATTATTACTGTTCGTGATACAGAATCTGGAGAAATAAAGAATATTACAATTAAAGAATTATATATGGAATCAGATGAATTTGAGATGTGAAATATGTGGGTATGAATCCAAACAATTACACCAACACTTAAAAAGTGAACATGGCATGACTTCACAAGAATATCGGAAAATATATGGAGAAAATGTGCAGATGCAAATAGGATTTTATCCATTTAAATCTAAAGATAAGTATCGACAGACTTATGTGAAACGTGGTTACGAACGTTTAAAAAATCAGTTAGCTGTTATAACGGAAATATACGATAAAGAATCTACATATAAATTATTAACTGAAAACGAGTTTTATAAGTCATTATATGGAAAAGCAAAAAATCGTACGTTGATTAAAACTAATCCAAAATTATATAAATCAATATATGAACATACAAATATATTAGAAGACATATTTAAAAAACAAAATTCGTATAAAAGTAATTATTCATTTAGTAGTAGAATTAAATTTATTGTGGATTATAATTATGACATTAATAAATTAAAATGTAATTGTGGTAAATCTTATACGTTTACAAAATATTGTAGGAGATGTCCAAGTTATCATAGATTAGCATTTTTACAAAATGTAACAAATGGCGGTCAATTAGTTCCAAATTACAATTCAAAAGGTTGTGAATATTTTAATATGTTAATGGAAAAAACTAATACTTATATACAGCATGCATTAAATGGCGGAGAGCATTACATTAAAGAACTCGGATACTGGGTAGATGGATATGATAAAGAAAATAACATAGTTTATGAATATGATGAGTCACATCATTTTATTGGAGGCAAATTAAAGGACAAAGATGTTAAACGGCAGAAAGCTATTGTAGAATTAAAAGGTTGTAAATTTATAAGAATTAAAGATGAATAAAAAATATGAAATATTAACACCATCAGGATTTAAAAAGTTTGATAATATACAACGTGTAAAAAAACACGAATATCTGGAAATAATATTAGAGAATAATTTAAAAATGAAATGTTCGTTAGATCATCGATTCGTTGTGAACAATAAAGAAATATATGCGCATACATTAACAATACATGATTATTTAGATACGAAAAATAATTTAGTAAAGATAAAAAGTATAAAACAAATTGACCAAGATATAAATTTATATGACATGATAAATGTTGATTTTGGAAATATTTTTTATGCAAATGATATAGTAAATCACAATTGTGATTGTGACTTCATGTCATCAGGTCATACCGTCGTTGCTGGTGAGATATTACAATTTTATAAAGATACATATATTAAGGAACCAGTCGAAAGACAAGGTGTAGATGGTTCATTTTGGATTTGGTCCAGACCAAACTATGAACGAAGTTATATGGTTGTTGCAGATGTAGCACGGGGCGATGGAGCAGATTATTCAGCATTCCATGTGTTTGATATTGAAACATTACAACAATGTGCAGAATACAAAGGAAAACTTGGCACAAAAGAATATGGACATTTTTTAGTTAATGTAGCCACAATGTATGGCGAAGCATTATTAGTAATTGAGAATGCTAATATTGGTTGGGCAGTATTACAAGTAGCAATTGACAGAGAATATCGAAATTTATATTATTCTCACAAGACAATGGACTATAGAATTCAAGACGTGGATACTTATGTAAGTAAGGGATATGACTTAAAAGATAAAAGGGACATGGTTCCTGGATTTACTACTTCATCAGCAACAAGGCCATTAATAGTATCAAAGATGGAATTGTATATGAGAGAAAGAGCTGTTGAAATATATTCACAACGATTGTGGGACGAACTAAGTGTATTTATATGGTTAGGAAATGGAAGACCAGAAGCGCAATATGGATATAATGATGACTTGGTATTAGCATTTGCAATTGCAATGTGGATACGAGATACAGCAATTCGATTAGAAGTGCAAGGTATGCAAATGACTAAGAATGCTTTAGGACAAATGGCTAATACAATTAGTCTAGGTGGTATTTATACAAATGCAACAAAACAACATGAATCATGGACATATAATTATGGACAAGGTAATATGGATTTAACGGAATGGATATAAAATGAAAAAATCAAAACTAAGAAATATTATACGGGAAGAAATTCAAAAGATAAAAGAAGCTGATTATGTTAAAGGAAAAGATTATTGGTTAGGCTCAGTTGGTAAAAACGATGATTTTGGTGATAGAGTTAGTGATGAAATAATAGATGGAAAAACTAAACAAGGACCATGGGCATTAATGACACCAAAAACATTTAAAAAACATGGTGTAGGAAGATTAGGAATCGGATATGGACAGAAATATAAAAAACAGTCTGATGGGAAATGGTTAAAAATAGAATCAATACAATCAAGTCAATCATTAATAGAAGCCCTTGTTAAAAAAGGTGATTTTATTGTTAGTGATTATAAAGGTAGAAAATTAAAAGACGGAAGTGTAGCTCCTGAGTTTGGAGTTGTTAAGACTGTAAATAAAGGGTCTATGGGTCCAATGGCATATGTAGATTTTGGAATAGGAACTACATTTACATCAGTTCCAATTTCAACTTTAAAGAATACTAATAAAAAAGAAAAAGGTAAAACCCTTTGGATAGAAGAATAAAATAAATAAATAAAATAAAATGGCAACAGACCGTACGTTTTTTGGGCGTTTACAGAAATTATTCTCAACCGCAATCGTAATATCGCGACCAGGTAAAGGAATAAAAGTAATTGACGTAGACAAATTACAAAATTATAATAGTTGGGAAACCAACAGGGTCGTTAATGACAAATACACTTCGGCAAGGAAAGGTAATAATAATTTATTATCAAGTCTGGGTTATGCAAGTGAATCTGGTTTTATGACCCAACGCAATGTATTGTATCGTGATTATGAAAAAATGGAACAAGATCCTATTATTGCATCAGCTTTGGATGTGTATGCAGATGATGCTTCTGTCAAGGATGAATATGGTGATATACTACAAATTCATTCAAAAAATGAAGAAGTGCACGAATCTCTTCGTAATTTATTTTATGATATCTTAAATATTGAATTTAATTTATGGACATGGATTAGAAGTTTATGTAAATATGGAGATTTTTATTTGAAATTAGATATTACTGAAAATATTGGTGTTACTAATGTTATTCCATTATCTCAATACGCAATTAACAGACAAGAGGATCCATCTGACGCAACAGCTCCAGTTGAATTTGTATTAGACCCAAGTTATGCTGGCGGGAATGCTGGAAATTATGCAACTACAAATAATAACAAGGTAGCTTTTCAAAATTATGAAATAGCACATTTTAGATTATTATCAGATACAAATTATATTCCGTATGGTAAATCAATGCTTGAAGGCGCGAGACGAGTATGGAAACAATTGATATTGATGGAAGATGCTATGTTAATTCATAGAATTATGAGAGCTCCTGAGAAGAGAATATTTAAAATTGATATAGGTAATATTGCACCAGCTGAAGTTGATACACACATGACCAATATTATTAACAAAATGAAAAAGGTTCCTTATGTAGATGAAACAACTGGACAATATAATCTTGAGTTTAACTTAATGAATATGTTAGAAGATTTTTATCTGCCTGTGCGTGGGGATAAAAGTGGAACTGAAATTGATACTTTGGGTGGTATGGAATTTACTGGGATCGAAGATATAGAATATTTGCAATGCTTACGTGGAGATACACAAATTAAATTGTTAGATGGTAGAAATGTTGAAATTAAAGATATTGTTGATACCTTTGAAGAAAATAAATTTTATACATGGTCGATAAATCCACAAACATTGAATTTAGAACCAGTGGAAATAATAGGCGCAAAAAAAACACGAAAGAATGCTAAGTTATTACGAGTTTATTTAGATAATAATGAATATATTGATTGCACTCCTGATCACCGTTTTATGATGCGTGATGGTTCATTTGTTGAAGCACAACAATTAAAAGAAACAGATTCAGTAATGCCATTATATACTAAAATAACAGATTCATCTAATAAATTATCTGGATATGAAAAAATATATAATCCTGGGAAAAGTCACTGGAGATACTCACATCGTGTTGTTGGCGAATATTGTCATCCATCATTAAGCAAAAATAATGTGATTCATCACATGGATTATGTAAAAACAAATAATAATCCAAATAATTTATTACCAATGTCTAAACAAGCACATTCATATTTACATGGATTTGTTAATCGATATTTCAAAAAATATAAAGGAGAAAATAATCCAAATCATAGAGGTTATGTTCCGTGGAGTGAAGTGGAAGATTTAATAGTTAATACTAAAAATATTAACGAACTTAAAAAGAAAGCTTTTAATAAATATGGTAATTATGCATGTGTAATTAATACTATTAAAAAACATGGATATTCTATTAATGAATTTTCAACTGAAGTATTAAAAAATTTAAATGTATATCGTTATCAAGGAATACCTAATGATGAAATTGATAGACGAATAAATATAATTGATGAATATTACAATAATAAAAAATGTATTACAAAATATGATTCTAAAAATATTAATAACATATATAAACTATCAATAAATGATCAACGATCAGCATTGAATAAACGCGGATATAAAAATCATGAAGAATATTATATTAATGAAATATTGAATATTCATTCAATCTATGATTTAACTTCGAGAACATATGACAAAACATGGGATCAGATTATCACAGAATTAGGAATGAATAAGAGTCGAATAATTAGATTAAGCAAAAAATTTAACTCGTCAAAAGAAGATTTACATCTTATACGACCATCAAATTGGAATAAAGGAAAAAAATCAAAATATCCTGTATGGAACAAAGGTATAAAAACATCTGAGTATAAATTTAATTGTGTTATATGTAATAAGGAATTTACAACCAATAGAAAATATGCAGCTTTTTGTTCAAAATCATGTCAAGGAATTGCATATGGAAAAGTATATAAAGGCACTAATGATTTTTCATTATTAAAAGATCAAAAATTTATTAAAGAGGGAGAATTTTTAAATCATAAAATTTTAAGAGTTGAATACTTAAGTGAAATAGAAGATACATATGATATTCAAGTTTCTAAAAATTCAAACTTTGCATTATCTTCTGGTGTATTTGTTCATAATAGCAAATTGTTCGCAGCCCTAAAAATCCCTAAAGCATTCTTAACTTTTGAAGATGCAATAAATGCAAAAGCGACTCTTACCGCTGAGGATTCTCGTTTCGCTCGAACAATAGAACGAATTCAAAAAATAACGGTAAGTGAATTAACCAAGATAGCCATTGTTCATTTATATTCCCAAGGCTTTGACGATAAAGAATTAGTTAATTTTACAATTGGAATGACCTTGTCATCAACAGCATTAGAACAAGAAAAAATGGAATTATGGACTGAAAAAGTAAATTTAGCCCGTGATATGAAAGAATTGAAAATGTTAAGTGATCCTTGGATTTACGAACAGATATTTAAGATGAGCAAGGAAGATTGGGATCAAGAACGATTAACTATTGTAGGCGATTTAAAACATGCATATAGATTAGCACAAATCGAAGAAGAAGGAGAAGACCCAGCAGTCACAACAGACCCAATTAAAACTGATGATGACGATGAAGATTTTGATGGATTCGAAAACTATCATACAAAAAGTAGAATTTTCCGCGATCTGAAGTTAAAAAATAAAAAAATAATAATTAACGAAAATAAAGACGAAAAAGACACGTTTATGAGTGAAAATAATCTGATTGATGATTAGAATTCACAGAGTAGATAGTATTTATAATTGTAATCAATTATTTATTTAATATAAATAGGACATAAATGAAACAGCATTCGAAGCTAAAGAACACCAGCATTTTATTTGAGTTACTGGTAAGACAGATAGCATCAGATATCATGTCAAATAAAGAATCAGCAGCTAATGGTATAATTAAAGAATTCTTTAGTGGTAAATCAGAATTAACAAAAGAACTCGAATTATATCAAACATTAACAAAAGATAAATTTGTTAAGGAACATCAAGCTGAACAATTTATTGATAAAGTTCTGAAGGCACGAACTAAACTTGATAATCATAAATTAAAAGTTGAAAAGTATAATTTAGTAAAATCGATTACTGAATCATATGATATTGATGAATTTTTTAAGGCAAGAGTTCATGATTACAAAGTGCATGCATCAATTTACAAATTGTTTGAAGATGTGTTAGGTAATAATATAAAACCAGCGGATTCTATTACATCAAGATCTACTTTAGTTGAACATATTATTCTCAAGAAAGTTGCTAATGAATTAGTACGGTCAAAATTAGTTCAAGAATATGAAAAATTAGATAAAGACTTAAGACTTTTAACATATAAAAGTTTAGTGGAACGATTTAATGATAAGTATTCAGTTCTAAACGAAAAACAAAAAGAATTGCTACGTCAGTATATAAATAGTGTAACGAATACTACAAATTTAAAAGAATATATCAATTTACAGATTCCTTTAATTAAAAAGGAATTAACAACACATACAAAATCTGTGTCTGATAATGTGATTAGAATTAAATTAAAGGAGCTTAACTTGCAACTGGAAAATTTCGTGAGTGGTGCATTAGTTGAAGATAAGCATATCTTAGTGCTAATGAAATATTACGCATTGATTACGGAACTTAAGGAATTAAAATGAAACGATCAGAATTAAGGCAATTAATGTCTAATTTTGATGATAAACAAGAAAAGATATTAAAAAAGATAGGATTTGAAATAGGATAAATAATGAAAAAATCTGAATTAAGACAAATGATAAAAGAAGAACTCCAAAAGTCTTCACCAAAGAA